TGGTTTTTGTTTATAAGATCTTTAACGGTATCTATTTGTAACACCATATATAGTTGGCATTCAGGTGTTGGTCTGGTAATTTCTTTACATTCTTCCATTTTGTATTCTCCTTTTTATTACCTAATCAATTTAACTAGAACTAGAACTAGAACTATGATGTCCAATGAATGTTTGTGAAACTGTTGCTGTACCAATAGCTCCAAATGATGGTGCATAATCTCCTGTAACTACACCAGCTTTATACCACAATACTCCAGTACCTAGACTTAAGAAATCTTTTGTTAGCCAAAATTCTTCCCAAAATTCATTCCACCATATATAATAACCACCATCAACTCTTTCATAAGATGCATGGTCGTTAGCTTCCTGATAATAGTGATATTCTCCTTCTACATCAGGACTTAAATCTCCACTTACATATAAAACATCACCAGAACTACTTGAACTACTATGTCCACCCGAACTAGACGAACTACTATCAACCGAGCTAGACGAACTACTATCAACCGAACTACTACTAGATGATTCGCTTGATACTGAACTTTCGCTACTTGAACTAAAGCTTGAAAATTCTTCTCGCCATTCTATTTGTGCATCACTATTTATTGCTCCAGTTCCATCCCAATAAAAACGAATATAATCATATTGTTCTGAAGATGGTGTACTATATTCTAACCAACGTGCGTCAACAGGCAATCCACTACCAGCTGTAAATCCATTGTCAAACATTTTGTCAGTTCTAGCTTCGTCAGTGTAGAATCCCCACCATTGAGTAACGCAATCATCACCGCAACCTTCCTGCCAAAGTTTAACATAGATTTTACAATTATGTGTGTTGGTATCATTTGCTCCTCTTATGGTAAAGTTAGATAGTATACCAGTATCATGTCCTGCCACGTTATACCATTCCTCACCACATTCCATAGAACTTGAACTACTATGTCCACCAGATGTACTACTAGAACTACTATTTCCTACTGAACTGCTACTTGAGCTAGATTCTCCTACTGAACTACTAGAACTTTCTCCCAATGAGCTAGATGAACTACTACTAGAACTACTACTCTCTCCTACAGAACTACTAGATGAACTATTACCAACAGAACTAGAGCTAGATTCACCTAATGAACTACTTGAACTTGATTCTCCACCAGAACTAGATGAACTACTTTGACCAATTGAGCTAGATGATGATTCACCTAAAGAACTAGAGCTAGATTCACCTAATGAACTACTAGAACTAGATTCACCTAATGAGCTAGATGAACTACTTTCTCCAACTGAACTAGATGATGATTCTCCTAATGAACTAGAACTACTAGATGATGTATAGCCCACAGAACTACTTGAACTACTTTGTGTTGATGAACTACTAGAACTAGTCATCGAACTTGTAGATGATTGTGTTTGACTACTAGATGAACTACTGTCTATAGAAGAACTAGATGAACTATATCCAATTGACGAACTTGAACTAGTTATACCTAATGAAGTTGAACTTGAACTATCTAAACTAGAACTAGATGACGAACAATTACCTTCAACAAAATGGATTCCAAGTATACCACCTTCACTCCAAACACCTAATATTGTTTGATTAGATAATGTTTTCGCATCATACGTTACAGGAACATGTGATACATTGGATGATAGATACCATAAACTATCATCAGCATAGAATAAATACTTATTAGTGTAACTCTTATAAACTTTCTTTGCATTAAACGTAGATCCATTATAGATCCAATCAGAATTAAGTGTAGAAAGAGTAAAGGTGGTACTACAGAATTCGTCCCCTTCGCTACTTGAACTACTATAACCAATTGAACTACTAGAACTACTTTCTCCAACAGAACTACTTGAACTAGATGAACTATTTCCAACTGAAGAGCTACTTTCTGAAGATTCTGTGGTTGAAGATTGACTAGAAGATGAACTAGATGAACTTTCTCCTACACTCGAACTACTTGAACTTGTATATCCATATGAACTACTTGAACTACTATATCCAATGCTAGAACTGCTACTTAAACTAGATGATGATTCACTTGTTGAACTAGATGAACTACTATAACCTATTGATGACGAGCTACTTGAACAATTTCCTTCAACAAAATGGGTATCTATATTACCATCTTCATTCCATGTTCCAGTAATATTTTGTGTAATTGAAACTGCATCATAGGTTACAGGAACATGTGATACATTAGATGATAGATACCACTTACTATTATCAGCATAGAAAAGATATTTACTAGTATAACTGGCATAAACTTTCTTTCCATTAAAACTACTTCCATTATATATCCAATCAGAATTAAGTGTAGCTAATGTAAAGTTTGTAGAACAGAACTCTTCACCTTCGGAACTGCTAGACGAATATCCTAATGAAGAACTGCTAGACGAATATCCAACAGAACTACTTGATGAACTCTTTCCAATTGATGAACTACTTGATGAGCTATAACCAACTGAACTTGAACTACTTAACGAACTTTGTGAACTGCTTGAAGAAGAAGTGTAGCCAACAGATGAACTACTTGAAGATGTTTTGCCTTCAGAACTGCTTGATTGTGAACTACTTGAAGAAGTGAGTCCAAACGAACTACTTGATGAACTACTTTGTGATGAGCTAGATGAAGAAGAATCAAGTGATGAAGATGAGGAGAAACCTGTATCTATCTCCCAATCTAATTCGAATGTGTTGCCATCTCGAATTTCCCATTGTATCCCTGTTCCATCCTCTAACGAAAAGTCACGTGTTAATACATCATGATCGCCAATTGAAGAACTACTAGAAGAACTGGAATCTAATGAACTAGAAGAACTCATAAATGAACTAGATGACATTTATAGACCTCCTATGTAGTGTAAGTCCAGCGTAAACGACCACTTATACACAAATAACTATTCTCTTCTATCTGTTTTATCCTTATATATGAATATGGTGGATTCGTGTTTATACCACCGACACCACTGTATATCGCATTACCATCAGTTTCGATATCTATGTGATCATTAGCCCCAGCTCTAACTCGTAACACCTTATCAGTTAGATTAGCAAATTTATAAATACTGCCGATACTTGATGAATTTGTGGCATCAGGTAAATTAAATGTGCAATCTGATGAACAAGAATCATTCATCAAAAAAGTTTTACCTGCATCATCTAAACTAATTGTTATTGGAGTTGCAGCACAATTAGCTACTTCTACAGTTGTTGAGTCCGGCCAAGGTGTGGTCCCTATTGAGGTTATCGTTGACCAGTTGACCACAGAAGTTAGTGTAGTTGATGTATATTCGCCTGAAATTGGAGAAGGAAGTACATGTAAAGTACCATCACCAAATACAATAGGATTATCTCCTGCTGCATTATTTATTAAAATCTGACAAAAATAATCGCCTGAATCAGCTATATCACCAGAACTAAAGTCAAAATCGAAGTAATTTAATGGTGTTTCAGTACCTATTGTTCCAGTTACTTCAACTAATGATGTAGCATCTTCAAAATCTGAATTAGTATCAAAACCTAATGTAGCTGTCCATCCTGAAGGTGGAACCCATTGTTTACCATTTTGATATAAATATGCTCTTACAACTGGAGTATCCGCGGCATGTACTGTTGCATTAAATTTACGTCTAGGATGTTGAATGTCGATCCTAATCGTATATATTGGTTCACTCATTATATTTTCTCCTTTATTATACTGCCACACCTACTTGCGAATGGACAGATTTGAAGTTTTACTCTTACATATATAGTAAATTTACTCCGTATAACAATTATATATCTTTTTCTATTTCTGCTATTTCTGATGCTTCTTCAAACTTCTTATCTAACTCATTAGCCACTAAAATTGCATCTATATCAGATTCAAATTTACTAGTTACCACTTCTTCAACTTTAACATCTCTAGCTCTAATAAATCTTTCAATAGCTATCATTGCAAGTTCTTTTACCTTAGCTTCTGCTCCATCTGGCACATTTTTTATAATCACATCTACCATTTTATTCCTCCTTAATTTTTATACTCCATATACGCCTGATATAGACTTATTGAATTATCTACTGAAGCCGTATCCCAATCAATCGTTAAATATAAGTCCATAGTTGCTTCTGTGTCTACATCCACAACTCCAGTTTCTACTTGTTCGTCATCGCCATCAACCTCCAAGTGAACATGATATGCCCTTGAACCATCTGTTTCTCCAACGGTTATGGTTCTTTGTGTAGCATTTGCATCCATATGCCAATGGTCATCATCTAATTTCTTTGAAGTAACAGTAAGTGAAATCAGTATTGGGCCATCAATAGCACCAAGTCTAACTCTTAGTACAAAATCTTGGTTAGTAGTACCAGTTGACAAAATTCCGTCTGCATGAAACTTCATCAGGTTACCAGCCACTAAACTATTGGCAGGTTGGGCACTATGCCATATTTCTGTTTCAGCAGCTTCATTTGCTACTGTTACAGTTGTAAGTTGAACATCACTTGTTCTATCAATTACTTTTTGTACTGATTTATTGGTGACATACATTTTGTTGCCGTAGAACTCAAGTGTACCTGCAACTTGTGTTCCTAATAAAGCTTTACTTGCTATTGTTATTGGAGCATTAAAATTGTGCCCTAATGTTGCACCATAAGTCATATAGTTGTCTATGCTGTCTATATATTCGTTACCATCTGTTTGGGTGAATAGAAGTTTGTCAGCCATTAGTGCTTGTCCGTCAATCAGTAAATACCTTGACCCAGCACTATTAGCATCAGGGTCTATAGTCATTAAAGCACCAGTATCAGTTATGCTTGAATCATCTCCTGCACCTAAGTAAAGTTTTTGATTATCTGCTGTTAATTTAATATTTCCATTTACTTCTAATTTTTCATCTGGACTAGTTGTTCCTATACCTACATTACCTCCTGTTAATATAGTAATTTTTGAAGTACCTGCTGTAACTATTCTAAGTTGATCATCAGCCGATTCATAAAATCCAGTATCTCCATCTCCCAACCAAAATCCACCATTTAATGAACCAACAGGGGAACTATTAATTAATTTTCCATCAGAGAATCTAAAATCTCCAGTAACTAAAGTATGAACAGCATCTCCACCAGCTCTAGAAATAGAATAATCATCCCCTGCTCCGAGATATATTTTAGCTCCATCATTAGATAATTTAAAGTTTCCATTTACTTCTAATTTTTTATCTGGACTAGTTGTTCCAATACCAACATTCCCCCCACTAAACACAAAATCACCAGCTGAAATGGTATGAACAGCATCACTTCCATTCCATTCTATTGAATAATCATCCCCTGCTCCGAAGTAGAGTTTTTTAGAGTCTGCTGGTATCTTTATATCTCCAGCATTCGTTATTCTCATTCTCTCAGCTTGAGTATTTCCGCCCGTCCTAAATATTAAAGCATTTATTCCAGAAGCACCTTCTCTAATTCCACCTATTTGAGCACCATAGCCATCTACTGAAGAAGATGAAAACTCTATATAAGAACCTCTATCAGCCGTTAAGGTTGGTGGACCAAGTTTCATAGCTCTTAGGAAACCTGTGTCTGCTGTTAAAATATCTAATAAGGCTAATGGAGTAGCAATTCCTATACCTACATTTCCAGCCATAAAACTTGAATACCCAGTATTCCTATAAAAATTTAAAAAATCAAAAGACTTACCCGTACCAAATGCACTTTGTATTTGCAGTTTATTATTCGCACCATCTCCAAATATTCTAAATCCAGTCCAACCTGCGGTTCCAAATACTCCTGTTCTTACCTCTGTTAATTCAATTGAAGTTGAATAGCCACTTCTTCCATCTAAAAGAAATTGAATATCCTCATTAATTCCTGCTTTAATATGTAATTTGGTATTAACAACTGCTGTTCCTATACCTACATCACCACCAGTAAATACAAAATCACCAGCTGAAATGGTATGAACAGCATCAGAACCATCCCACTCAATAGAATAGTCATCTGCAGCTCCGAAGTAGAGTTTCTTAGAATCTACTTGTATTTTTATATCTTCGTTTGTAACTAATTCACCCGTTAAAGGGTCATTAGAACAATCAAGCTTTAGATATATTGTTTCAGCATTAGCATTTGATAGGAATCCGGTGTGTCCACTAGATCCATAATCTAAATTCTGTATATTAGCGTGATCTATATCTCCTTCTATAAAATGAATAGAAGCATTAGATTGGTGAATAGATGAATCTAATAACGCTGTATCTATTTGAGCATGAGAATTAGAACCAATATTCTGTATAGCTGTATGATCTATATCTGATTCTATAAAGTGGACAGTAGCATCGCCCATATGCGTGTCTATTTGGCTATGAGAATTACTACCTATATTTAATATATTAGCATGATCGATATCTGCCTCTATAAAATGAATAGTAGTATCTTCCATATGAGTATCTATTTGAGCATGACTATTAGAACCTATATTTAGTATATTTGTATGATCTATCTCTCCTTCTATAAAGTGAATAGATGCATTAGCTTGATGGACTGCTGAATTTAATAACGCTGTATCTATTTGACTATGAGAGTTATTGCCTATGCTTTGTATATCTACGTGGTCAATTTCTGATGTTAAATAATGAATAGATGAATTAGATGTATGAGTTAATACATTACTAATAGTTTCATATGTAGAAGAGGCATTAGATTGTGTAAGATATTCCGACGATGCATTGGATTCTGTTAGATAATCACTTAAATCCTGATCCCCAGTATTTGTATTGCTAGTATCAGCTAATCTAATTAATGCTGTATCTATTTGAGCATGACTATTATTACCTATATCTTGAATATCTGTGTGGCTAATCTCTGATGTTAAATAATGAATAGATGAATTAGAAGTATGTGTATTTACATTTGTTATAGTTTCATATGTAGACGATGCATTAGATTGCGTTAAATATGTCGATGATGCATTAGAGTCAGTAAGGAATATGTCATATAAATCAGTTTGTGAGGACACATTGCCAGTTATTTGGCCCCACGTAGCAGTATAAGCAGCATTAGTAGCCTCACTCCACGGCAATGTTCCAATGCTGGTTATTATATCCCAATTTATTACACCAGTTAATATTAATTCTGTGGAAGATCCAGATATAGGTGATTTAAGTACATTTAGGTGTCCATCTTTAAATACATATCTTTTATTATTATCTTCATCTGATAATTGAACTTGACAAAAATATTCTCCAGCTTGAGCTAAATCTTCTGGTTCGAATGAAAAATCTACGTAATTTTCAGTGGAAGATACATTTCCTGCTATTTGTACAAGTGATGTTGAGTTTTCCCAGTCCTCTCCATATGCGAAAGAAGCTGAATATACATTAGAAGAATCTATAAACTGCTTCCCATTTTCGTAGAGATAACATCTAACTGTGGGAGAACTGCCTTGATGTGTGGTCAATTGGAATTTTTGCTCTGTTTCGTTAATATCCAGCTGTTTGCTATTTTTTGGTTCATTTGACATAATTTATCCTTACACTATAGTAAATTGACTCCATTATGGGCAAGTATCACAAGTTATTTCAATTTCTGTTGGGCTAGCATAATTAGGTATTGCTCCAGTATCAAACCCACCATATGCTATTGTAGAGCTATTCCAAGTTCCTGATGGTGCTATTGTATCTCCATCAACACAAATATCTTCATCACCAGTATTTAATATCGCAATAGAAGTAACTGATGGAGATTGTTCAGGTAAACAGTCAGAATATTGGTTATACCACACCTTTAATGTATGTGGTCCTGTTAGATTTCCTGTTATAATTTCGGGGGTAAGTGGAGTGGTTGAACAACTAGGATGAGCATCGTTATTTAGTGTTAATCCGCTTTCACTTGGATGTCCAAAATAAACAGTAGATTCTGAATCAACTTTAGCATATAAATCTAAGTCAGCGTTTCCACTCCAATTTAATGTAATAGTAACTGTATATGGACAAACATCTTCACAACAACATTCCGCCATTAATTCGTCAACATCGACTATATACATTAATTGGTTTGTATCTGATCTATATTGTAAATTATAAGGTGCACCCATTATTACTCCTTATGGACACAATTCTGCTGTTAAAATAATTTCTTCAGCTGCTTCGGCGTCACTTATTGGCATCATATAATATGTTTTAATGTCTGCTTTAATTTGATGTGTATCTGTATCCCACGTAATATCTGTATAAACCTTAGCTTTTTCTAATAGAGGAATAAAGATGTCACCAAGATGATACGTATTACCAATTACTGCCGTTGATTGAGATCCACCGCTATCATATGTTAATGTGTGTAAGTTAAATGTGTGTAATAACCTATAATATATAAGGTCGGTACTATTTTGTAAATTTGATGATTTGGAAAACTCAAGTGCTTTAGTTGCATATGTATACTTAACATATATATAGGATACACCAGTTATAGTAAAATCTTCTCCAGTTAAAAACACCTTATCGAAATATTCACCTTGTCCACAATATAGATATCCACCAGTTATAGATACTTTATTTGGACTAACTGCACCAGCATCTAAAACACCAATAGTATAGCCAAATGATATTTCCGGTATAATTGGATAAGTTATATATACGTCACCCATATGATATATTTGTTCTAAAACTGCACCAGACGTACTTCCGATGGTTTTGTATTCAAATTTATATAATGGCACATAGAATAAAGTGGAAGTATCTTTAAGAAAAGTAGCACCTGTATCTGTAACTATCTCTGTTTTGCCTTCTTTATTATGTTTAAGATATACAGTTGTGTTAGCTGTAAGCGTTAATGTTTTATGTGCTACTTGAAACTCAAATTGACCTTCACCATTGTTTATCCATACGTTACCACCACAAATTGTAACTTTTGTAAAATCAGTTCCTACTCCAATTCTATATCCAAAACTTATCTTACCCCAAGGAAATCCAGCATCTAGCCATATATCACCAATATTAAATACTGCCAAAAGTTCTGAATATTGAACGGCAGAACCATTTAACCAAAAAGCATATAATGGGATATATTCAATCTCTTTTGTTGGCTGTAATAATGTAGCATTACTGATATCAACGGTATGAACTATAATTTCATCTTGAGTTTCATCTTCAACGTTATTTAAGTGTTTTAGATAAATAATATCGAATTTATTATCTCTCATAGCTCCAACTAGATCTAAAACTGTTGTTGGAACCATAAACATTTCTATCTCTGCTCCTTGTCCTATCCACAAAGTACCGTTTGTTATAGTTATTTTCTTAACTTCTGTAGGATCATGTACTCCATTATCATCTACTGAACCTATAGTATATCCAAAAGATGTTTCTCTCCAAGGAAATAATCCAGTGTTTTTAACTTCAATACCACCATTATAGCCAGTATTAACATTTACTCCTTTATTTCCACTAAATAAATTAAGTGCTTTACCTAAATCATTTAGAGCTTCGCCACCAACAACACCACCAGAAGTATATGTCATCTTTGCATTGAAGTTTGAACCACTTACTCTATTATCTTGTCCCATAATTTATACCTTTTTATTCAATAATATAATCTTGATATTCGGCAAACGACACATATTCTCTACGTTCAACAACTATTTCACAACCTTGTTCTCCAAAAGGGAATATATCCATACCAACAAGGATGAATTTAGATTTTGTTAGATCATTTGCAACTGTAAACCCACCACCACCACTAATAGAACAATTAGGTAATGTTGTTTGTAAAGTTATTCCATCTGTAACATTATTAAGAAAAAGAGGTTTATTATGTTTCTTTTCTAAAATTACACGATTAAAATTACGGTATTCTAATATATCAACATCTTGCTTGTTATTAGTTGTTACATTTGAAGAAATAGATATTACATCATAATTAGTACACTCATCGCCACCAGATAAATCAGGTGCTTTGTCTGAATCAGAATCATTTAAATTAAAATTAGCTTTATCTGTGATAGTATTCCAACCAGAAGTAAGTGTTCCAAATTTCCCTCCTAATTTGTTAATTGGAGATACAACTTCCATATTTTTAAACCATGTAGCGCCATAAGTTGTAGTAACATTAATCGTTAGTGGACCATTAAAGTGTATATCTTTTAATGTTGTATCTGTTTGGAAAGCGTTTTTAATATCAACATTACTAACCGTTTTTAAATCTTCATTATATTGACAATTATAACTTATTGAATACTGCCAATCTTTATACCAATCAGTTGATGGTATAGTAGTACCATTACCATCAACTACAAATTTAGGTGCTGGGTCAGTTAAACTAACACGCATAGAGAATACTGATAATCTTTTCTCTAATTTTTCTACCTCAGTTGTACTTAAATGTCCCATTTCTATTCCTTATTTAGCCTTATAATTCTTAAGTTTTTCTTTATCAATGTTATTCCTTGTTTCATTTTGCGTAATTATAGTTTCTAACCTAGAGTTCATATCTGTATTATTTAGTAAACTCGTTGGATAGCTAGCATTTGTATTTAGAGATTGTATTGGATTTGTACCTAATGAAAATTTATCTCGTTCAAATCCTAAATCTTTTATTTTACCTTTTGAGTCAAAAGGGCCATTTTTGTTGTATTCACGTCTGTCCCTAGACTCCTTAGTCATGCTCTCTGCCCATTCTTCAAATTGTGAACCCATTTCAATTGGTAGCGTTACAGCAACAGCCTTAAGAAGCTTTCCTATAATTAATGGTAATCTCCAAATCAAACCAGCTATTGATTTGATAAGTCCATCCTCAATTGCTAACCCTAACTGCTCACCAAAACCCTCAAATTCCTTAATAGCTTGTGCTCTTGCTGACTCAGATCCAGTAAATATAGCTGTGATTAGACCTTGTACTTTTTCTATTTTAGGTTGAATTAATGCTAATACTTGTACGAACTTATCTCCCCATGCACTTATAACACCGGTATCTTTTAATATAGCAATCCAATTAACAAACGAAGTGATAATGTTATTTAAAACTACAAAGAATCTTGAAGAAAATTCAATTCTCATCGCCTTAAATATTGTTTTTAATCGGAGGAATGAGTCACTAAGTTCTTCTGCTTTTTTGATATCTTTTTCACTTAATACAAAACCCAATTTATCAGCTTCTTTTTTTAAATCAGCTATACCTTTTGCACCACCCTCTAAATAAGGTATTAATTTTGGACCAATTTTACTACCAAATACGTCTGAGGCTAATGCTGCACGTGTTTGAGCATCTTCAAAACCAGATAGTGCTATAGTAAACATATCTAATTGCTGTGTTGGTGTTTTACCTTTCAAATCACCTAATGAAATCCCTAATTTATCAGCAGCAATTACAGCAGTAGATAATTCATCCTTTAAATCTTCAATAAAATTGAACATTTTAAGCATACCTTTTTCAAGGTTTTTTGCTGGGTTTTCTACACCAGATAAATCTAAAGCAAATGAGATACGTTGTAATTCTTTTATATCAGCGCCTAAACGTCTAGCCATTTTCCCGAAAGAATCACCATACGTAACAGCCTCTACTATACCCTTCTTAAAAGCATAACCAATGGCAACAACACCAGCAATAACAGCAGCGGCAGCAATTGCAAACCCTGCTGCTATTTTACTAGCAACACCCCCAACACTGTGACCAAATGCTTTAATTTTAGCCGAAGCTGTCATGAGTCCAACTTTCGTTTTATCTAATGCACCTACAATTAACTGTAATGATTTACTTGCCATCATTCTTCCTTATTTTTGAAATATGTTTATTGAATTGGATCATAGATAAAATAGATGGATCGTTATTATCAATTTGTTCTGTATCTGTTTGCTGATGTATAACACTATTTATTAACGCATTTATATTGTCCCAAGATTTTCCCCACAACCAATAATCAGCACTTTCTCCACAATTTGCTATTAACCATGCAATAATAGGTGTTGTACCCTCATCTTTATTCACCATAGTTTCATCAAGATGTTGTTTCTTAAAATTAATCAATGGTACTAAATTTAACTTAGATGGATGTGAAATTACCTGTTCATACAAGTCAATTAAAATAGTTATTGGTTCTATATTATTAACATTATCACTATTTGCAGATAATTTATATAGTTCTTCTTCTGTAGCACTGATTGTTTTTGCCCACTTATAGACGACTTTTCTACACTGTTTTGCATTCTTAAATATAAATTTATCAGGATATCTAGAGTGTCCCATAGCATAAAATACAGCTAAATTGAATGCTTCTAAATCGTTTTCAAACCATTCTTTAGCATCAGTTTTTAACCAAACTCTAGCACCAATAGTCAATGGAAAGATTTCAGTATTACCACAATATTTACCAGAATGTTCTAATAGCTTCTGGTCAGATATTTTATCAGTTTTTAGTGCTAACTCTTCCAAAAAAATAGCATCGTCTACCGAAACTACAATTTTCTCATTTTTGAGAGTGTTTAGTGCTTCTCTAGTTAGACGATGCATTTTCTGCTTCCTTCTTTTGTTTTAATTTTTTAAATCTTTCTCTTCGCTTATGACATCCACCGCACCCTCTTTTTTTTTAGCAATTCCACCACCCTTAACCCTTGCTAATTCATCAAGGATTCGTTTTTCGTGGTCTGCATCAATAGAAGTTAAACGGTGAAAACCATCCATAATGTGTTTAAACATTACTCTTGCAAATTTATCCATAGTTATCTCCTTGTTACTCTCTTAATACAATTCTCTCTGCCGTAACAGACGATTTATCAAAATCTTCGTTAGAATCGTCGTAGCTGTATGATGTAATAGTCCAAAGAGCAATAGCCGGTATACTAGAAATGGTTCCAACATAATTACATGTCAAAGTTTCAATTCCACCTATAGATTGCCCTACGAAGTGATTTCCCTCATTGCACTCAGCGTCGATATGGTCAACTCCCAATGAATAACTTGAGTCTGTTACACAACAATCTTCATCTGTTTCGCCTGCAAAGTCATATGCACCAACAGCACCAGTCAATAATGTTATCATATCAGCAGGTACAGCATACTGGTTATTAACCGTATGCTCGTTTTCTGCATGTTGATGACCCGTAACTGTAATTGTTGGGAAATCGTTATAAGTAGTTGATATTTCAATACCTGTGATTAAATATCCACCTTTAACCTCACCAACATTAGGTAAATCTCCTCCAAGTCCAGCAATTGCATTGAATTTATATGGGATTGTTACATCTTCTATTGTATTAAAGGTAGCCGAGAAAGAATCCCAATCTCCATTAACACCCTTAAGCTTAGCATGATCTTTTGTAAGTGTACTCGTTCTACTTTGTGGAATCCATGAACCCCCCAAACCAAACGTATCCGATGCCTCAATTGTTACTAATTCTGCTGCCATAATTATCTCCTTATTTCCTAATTCTCACTATCTGAATATACACATCTAAATTGTTGTGCCAAAACCCAATATCTATCTTTATCTTCTTCCTTAACACTAAAACATTCTGCATGAGATGTCATTTCAAATAATTGGACGTTTTCTATTCCTCTATTTGGGACTGCACCTTCTTCTGCATCTTCATCATCAATCCAATATGCAGGCATTCCATTAGCTATGTTTCCTGCTATAAATTGAGCTTCTTTCCTAGTTTTATATAATCCTACCAAAGCACCATTTACCTTAAAGTTTTTACCCGGCGTAGGACATTGATAATTCTGTGTTTCATCTTCATTACTTCCACTTAACATAAAAGTCCATACATTCATCTTCTTTGAGCTTTGAGGATCGTCCCCTATAAATGCGTTCTTTCCATTACTAGATTGAGTTATATAACATAAATATTTGAAACAAGCTTCTTCAGCCATTTGCCATGCACTTAATACTGTTTCATCTACATTCGGATTTGTATAGTCACCCATTAATTAAACTCCTCTATTTAAACTTATTTGTTTAAATTCCCCTAAATATTGCTTGTAATTCGTCTTCAATTAAAGGCAAATTACCCGTTATAGCCCGTTCAATGAATTTTGGGCCAACTTTACCACCTTTTGATTTAGATTTATCACCTAATTTATACTTACCTTCATGCACATAATACGCATATCCACCAGCTTTACTACCCGGCGGAACATAAATAATTATATCATTCCCTTTTAATCTATATTTAATAGAATTTTCTAAATCACCATTATCTTTAGGTGCATTTTCCTTTGATTTATCTACAATTAATTTACCTATATCGTGTTTAGCTTTTGTTATGCGTTTTTGTGTTTGCTTTAATAGACTTTGTAGATATCGTGTCATTTCATTTATTCCACGTATATCTATTTTTATATCAATCAAAGTAACTTATCCTCTACTCATTTTAATTCTATTCAAACCTAAATATCTACTTGCTTGTGGACAAATTAGAACACCTTGTCTAGTTGGCACAGCTTTATTTTCTTTATCTTTATCACCTTCATCTATAACATTTGAAACACCATCTTCTTCTTGTCTAGGTGTATTAAGTAAAATGTATAGAGATTGCTCACAAACAGCGTAGAATACATTATAAACATCATCATCGTCTGGATCTGACAACGTTATGCCTAAACTAACCTGAAGCTCTCTGGTAGCCTGAGTAAAAGCAGCTTCTCTATCATCTTCCGAATATTTTCTCCAGCTATACGATTGAATGTGGTGGTCAGGATAAAAATATATATCCGCATCTGCCAAAGTTTTTGTCCACGCCATTATTTTCTACCTCTTTTTAGTGATGGTTGAACTTGAACATCCATTACAACTTCTGTCCATCCAGCTTTTTTAAATTGCTCTATATCAACTTTAGGTATTCGACATTCAACACCTTTTTTTTGAACTATTGCTGTATGAGTTCTTTTGTTCATATCTAAGTTGTTTTAAAGAAAATAGGCAGGCAAGATTTTTTGACTTACCTGCCTATTTCGTATATACATTTAGTGATTAAACTTTGTAACTGTTTAGTTTAACTTCCACCAACAACACAACCACCATTGGTATCAATAACTGCACAACCAGCGTAGGTATCGAAAACAATTTGGTCACTAAGAGTTGAAGTAGACGAACTCATAGAAACTCGAATACCGAATCCCTTATAGAACGCAGACGAACTAGAAGCACTTGCAAGAGCTACAGGAGCAACAATAGCTGCCGCAACTGATTTCCTTACAAAGATCAAGTTTTCCTTCGCAGATGTAGCCGAAGTCAAACCAGTCGTCAACCAAGTAATTGCATCGCCATCCGTTTCCTCAACAACAAGTGCTGGGGAAATAGGCAATTCAATAGCTCCGCCGGATGCTGTGGCGTTCGCAGTTACAGTATAAACCTGAGTTGATCCTGCAATTGTGAAACGTCCACCCTTCGTAACCGTACCACTAGAAGTTCCGCCAGCATCATCTACCGTAATAGTAGAAACACCAAGAGCTTCAGTAGCCGCCATATGCGTAACTTCAGCCGTATCAGATTGTGCCATATCACCGCAATTCTGATCTACATACCAATCGATCCCATAAAGGCGACCAAGAGCTGCTTCCTTAATTGCCTGAACATCACCCTGATAATCCGCAGAAGTGAACTGATCCAAACTCAACATACTAGCTTCAGCAGTCGTTCCAAGAACACCAACTCTGTTAGCCATAGGAGCAAGATTATCACTCAATTCTTTACGTCCAGCAATCAACTGTGCTACCGTAGAAGGATCACTCGCTTCTCCACCAACATGATTCACCTGAAACGCTTGGACTGCTTGTTTTATGATAAACGAATCAATCGCGGTCGAAATAGCTTCTACGGCCGGTTTGGTAACGATTTCATTAAAGTCGTCCAATTCCATTGTTCTTTCTGCACTAGTCAACGTATGTGCGACATAAGGTTGTTCACTCAATTTAAGATCAACTGAGGTTTCGATTAGGTCGTTATCGGTAGTGCTTGTGTCGTCGATCCAGTCCCTAGCCGTTTGAGTGGGCGGAACTTTCACTGCAATCGTATCGCCAATTTTCTGTGCAAAAGTAGCTTCGTGATCTCTATTCACCAAGTTTCCCATTACACTGTTATTCTCAAGAAAAATAGATGCATCTCTTGCAACTATATCGCTCGTTAAAAGTGTTACTGTAGCCATAATATATTATCCTTTTGTTATTTTATTTTAATTGCTTTCGCTCTTTCTTCTACGGTCATATTCTCATCGGATTTCTTTGTAGATACTGTACCCTTCGTTGCCCCTGAACCAGTAGCTGCATTATCTGACGCCAAAATTGAAGCATAACTCTCTTTAAAAGTTACATGTGCTTCTTTTACAGCATCTTCATCATTCATGTCAATTTCACCAAAACTTCTTTCAACAGCAAGTTTAGCTAAATCTTTAGGAATAGTATCCATGAACTTAATTGTTCCACCAATCTTTTCTAATTGATAAGATTTTACTGTCGTTGCATGTTCTTTTTGTAGCAATTCATATTCTTCTTTCAGTTTTCCTTGTGCTTTAGCTGCTTTCTCAATTTCTTTCTGAACCTTATCGGAATCAGACAGATCTTTCGATTTCAGTGCTTCAAGTTCGACTTCTAATTCGTCTGCCCTTGCTTTTGCTGCTTTCTTTTCTTCAAGGATACGCGCTTTAGCTGCTTTCTCTTCATTAAGTTTTGGAGTGAGATCAATAGTTTGTGTTCCTTGAATCTCTTTTATCTCCGCTTCCGTTAAATCCAAACCTTCTACTGCTTTGAGCTTCGCTACGATTGCTTCTATTGACATGTTCTCCTCCGATCATTTAAACGTGATGACCACACTTACTAACGACTATATTACGGCTATAGCTATGCCTATTTTTCAAATAACTTATCGGTGTTATTCAAACCTATTTAAATCTCTCTACACTATTGTAAATTATCTCCGTATTAAACTGATTCAGATGACGAACTCCAATTTTGTATATAACTAGAACTAGAACTTGAATTACCTACAGAACTAGAACTTGAGCTAGATGAATCCTTAGAACTAGAACTAGAACTATATCCTACGGAGCTTGAACTAGAACTAGATGAAGCTTCTGCAACTGCTTGGTCGAATTCCTGCCATGCACCAACTCCACCCCAAGGTTCATATACCATCGTAAGATATACAACAGCAGAACTAGCCGTTTCGTTGTTTAATATAATTGTTTCGCCATTTTCGACATAAATATACCCCTGCCAAACTATATCTGTTTTAGCCGACGTAGTTACAGCAGCTAACGTTACCAATTGATTAGCTCCATTTCCTGCTGTTTTTATTTGCTGAATTGAAACCACTCCTGAAGCGGCCGCAGCAAATTTAAATTGTACATAACCAATATATCCGCTATTGGCAGTATCTATATCAACGTTTGTAGCACTAGTTGCACCTACAGACGTCCTAATTGTATTTTTGTAGTTCATTTATTTTTTCCTTTATTAATGTTTCTCTTCGCTTTATTAATAACTATTCTATCTCAATAGCTTTTTTTACATCTTCTTCTACACTATTTGGAATTAACTCTGTAATCGATTTGTTATACACAACATCCCATTCAGGTATTTCGCTATCCCAACCATTAAATATCTTTGCAATTTTTTGTTCTGCTTCTTCTAATTTTTCTGCCCTTGCTCTAATTAACATATCTAGATCAAGTGTATCCCACCGTTTAGCTTCAGCAGATTCCACTTGTTTAGACTCTTTTTTGAGCAATAAACCTACACTTTCATATAATTCGTTCTTTAAACTATCTAATTCCGACCTCATAGAACCAATAGAACTAGCATCTGGCATAAGATAAGCAGGTGTAGCATCATTTTCGTTTAATAGAATTGGATAGGCGAATCCTTTGATCATTGTGGTAGCTGTTTCTGCATTTACATCATATGCACTCATCACAGTATCCATAACAGACGCAGGAAGAACAAGTTGTGGATAAACCGTATGATAATAATTAGCGTTATTTGCACTACATAAATCTAATATAGTTCGATTAATACTTTCTAATGAATCAAACATGTGAGGTTCTTTTGAAGGTTTACCGACTAGGACAAATGGCACCTTATCTGTATAACTTAACAATATTTCTTCAACTATATGCTCGTTCTTATCTTCATCTATAATTATCTTAGTTACTTTACCTGGTTCCCAAAGTCGTCTAACTAGTTGATAATAAGGAGTTTCTAAAGGATTCTTAGCAATATATTCTCTTGTTTCTGTGATTAGCCACTGAATAGTTCCATCAGGAGAAATATACCAATCCACTACTTGATTAGCAGAATAAACCTGAGCATATGGACGTATTTTGTTCTGTGATTTATCTACTTGAGAGATTTGTGTATCTATTGGTATAGCAGGAGCATCTACACCTAACCAACACCATCCATTTACGGTAAGATAACTAGATACTTCGGCCATTAAAGTGTTAAGTGATTCGCCATTTGAAGTAATATCTTGTTCTATTTCTGTGTCTAAATTAGTTCGATTAGGTA